TGAAAGAGTTGTAGTGCCTGCTGATGATAACGAGAATGTATCACAAGCTACAAATTTAATGGTAGGGAATAGAGAACAATTCATAGAGGAAGAGTTACCTTTCTAACCGTTCATCCTCACGCATTCACGCTTGTTCTCTGTTATTTCACCAAATCTAACCTAAGCAATTACTAAATATCTACTCCTATTTTATATCCGTTAGAAGCGTAAGAGCCGAGAATTATCAATCAACACAAGAGCCCAACAGAAGGTAGGGAAAGAGAAGATTCACCAGCAGAATCTCCTTTCCCTACCTTTCTTTTTTGCCCACTACTGAATAAAGCTTGCTGATTTGTGGTGGTTGCTCTCCGTTGTGGCTCTGCCAGCAACGGGTATTAAGCTACCCCTTTCGTATATCTACTGAACAGAACGGCAAGCCTTGCGCTGATGCATAAAAAAGTAAAGCCACACCTTCACGTTTTTGTGATAGATGTGGCTTTAACCAGCAGTAGATAGTTTACTTCCAGATATTGAATACTTGCCTATCTAGTTTTTGAGAAACAAAGGTCATAGGCATTTTTGCATATATCTCAGTAGTCTTTATAGAAGAATGCCCCATCATTACCTGTAATACCTCTTTGGGAATTCCTTGTCCCAACATAACCGTGCAAGCAAAAGTATGTCGGGCAATATGGGTGGTTAAGGGGAAACTGCACCCCAAGGCTAAACCTATTCCTTTTAGAAATTGATTGTACTTTTGATTGGAGGGTATCTTCATCTCAAAGTTGTTCCGTTCCAAAATCTTTTGCGTAATGGGGAGGATAGGGGCAATAAATACATTGTCGGTTTTTATTCGTCTGCCATCAATGTAATCTTTACCCTCTATGGCAACCACGTGCTGTTTGTAATCAAATGTTTTGGCATCAATATAAGCCATACCCGTAAAGGTTTGAAAGAGGAAGAAATCGATGTACTTGTTTAGCTGCTCATTCTTGCTGGTCTCTCTCATTCCTACAAGTTGCTCTACTTGCGCTTTGGTTAGGTGAGGTCGTTCATTCTTCTCGCCTCGTTTATCTTTGAAGCGTGTATAAGGATTCTCCTTGATTAAGCCGATATTGAATGCTTCGGTTACATAGGGCTTGAAACGCTTGTGATAATTGTGAATAGCGGCATCGCTTCGGGTAATGGGTTTACCTGTGGCGGTATAGGTCTTTTCCTCTCGTATAAAGAGGTCAAATTGATTGATATGTTGAAGGGTGACATCATCAAAGGTTTTGAACTTGCCAAAACGCTCTAATGCGTGATAAGTGGTTCGGTGTCCTGCTCGGGTACCTTCGCCCAAACTTTTGTTTTCGATACGTTCACGTAGCCATGCCATAAAGTTTCGGCGGTTGCCTCCTTCGGCACCAATATAGGTTTTGAATTGAGCAATGGTCAGTTCATCTTTATTGACCTTCATGGCAATTAAGATATGGGATAGCTCGGTAAACTTCTCTGAAATCTGGTGATTGAATAGGCTGGCTTCGGGATGGTTCACTACCTTTCCATCTTCCCATTGATTAATGGCTACGCTAATTCCTGTATAGAAATAGCAGCGTTCACGTTGCAAGGTAACTACAATCTCAATGGCATCTACAGCGGTTTCTGTAGCTCTTCTCTTCCGATTGAAGAGTAATCGTACTTTCTTTTCCATATTAGTAACACAATTGTAGAAATGGTAACACAGTACAGGTAACACAAAACCTGTCTAAAAGGGACTTTTGACGTCCACTTCTGTCACTTCTTTCCGTTTTTTTTATTGGTGTTACGACTATGTTTTCGCTCAGAAAAGAACTTAACTAATTGAGTATTAGCAGCCGTTTGATAGAGAACGAAAAAGGAGTTCAAATGAACTCCTTTTTCTAAGTGATCCGCCTGGGTAAGCAACTGTCAATCAATACCTTCTAATTATCAAAGAGATACCTCGAAAACACGTATTGAGGTTACACACAGGTTATTACTTAGTGTCGTATAGGCTCCGGAATCGTAATATAGGCTCAAAATTTCGTTCACACTATTTCAAAGAGCTATCAGGTCAAGTGCTTCTATTGAATCTATGACACCGCAAACATAAACACAAAATTCCACATTTTAGCAACAAATTTGCTCTTTCTGCGAATGTTATTTTTGTTGGTGATGCTGGTTGGAACACACTCAGGAACACCAAATTAATGCCGTAAAGTGGTGGGTTCTAAAACTCTCCACAGATGCAGGAACACCAAGGTTATTTTCGTGGTTACAGGGATGGTTACGAGTAACTTTTTTCACTTTGATATTATCCGTAACCTCTGAAAAAAGATAAACGCTTCAATAGACTTGCACACCCAGAAATGATGCTTTATGTTTGCGCTCAAACTTAAAACTCATAATTATGAAGATCGATATGAGCTCCTTGGAGGCGAAACGAATTGCCGATGCCTACCTGCAGTATAACACGCCTTATGAGCAAGTCAAGTTTACCGATGTCCGTAACAGCGATTGCAGTTACAGATTTTACTATAAAACGGCAGACACCTTTGGTCGGGTGGTAGACATTTGTATTGAGATAGATTTTGCTTTCAATGATATCGTGACTCAAGTTGTGGTAGCTAAATCTCCATTGTTCAAGTTTGTCGCAATGATGCCACTGGAGGTAGAAGATGAATGATTGGAGCCCCATGCCCCAATCATAACGGTCTTAGACTAATATTTAATCTTGAAGTAGTCCAAAATAGCTTTATAGTTGTCTTGAGCAGTGAGGCAAGTGTCAAGCAGATATCCTCTTTGAGAGTTCCACTGTTGCAGCCCACGATAATAGTACATTTTCAGTTCATCGGTGATGCTAAATGGAACGAAGCCATTTGCCAAGCATTCTTTGAATGTTACAAGTCTCCCGACACGACCGTTGCCGTCCTGGAACGGGTGGATGCTCTCGAAACGCTGATGCAGGTCGATAATATCCTCAAAAGTTTTCTGCTTTTTTGCGTTGTATTCCAAAAGCAATGCTTTCATTTCCCGATGGACATTTTCTGGTGCAGTGGTTTCGTTACCTCCTACTTCGTTGGGCAGACGCTTGTAGTTGCCTACGGCGAACCAATCCTTCCTACTATCGGATGTGCCCTCTTTGAGAATATAATGCAACTCTTTGATCATCCCTTCCGAAAGGCGTTCTTCGGTGCGGTCGATAATTAAATCAATACAACGAAAGTGGTTAGTGGTCTCGATGATATCGTCCACATTAATGCTTTCATTAGATACACCAATTGTGTTAGTCTCGAATATGTACCGGGTCTGGTCGTGTGTCAGTCGACTGCCCTCAATGTGATTCGAGTTGTATGTAAGGTCGATTTGTGTACGATGATAAATTCCACCCTTCAGCTTCATTGACTTCTGTTCACGCAATGCTTTAAGCAACGGTGAAACTGTGATTTTGGATTTTTTACGTGAGGGCAATATAGCATCTTCGGGAATATTCCAAGTTTTACCAGTCAAGAATGCCCCCTCTATCTTGCCTACAGCACACTGATTTCGGACAGTACGCTCCGAAATATCATACTTTTTTGCGAATTCGCTTACTGAGATATATTTCATATGACAATTGTTATCGGCAAGTGTTGCACCGAAATTACATCTCAAAGATAGTGATTATTGCCGATAACGGCAATTTTTTGCTCTAAAATGATTTTATTCCAATATATGACGGGTACTACAGTCTTATACAGCAATCACTCTGAAGATATTGATCTTGTAGACTGAAGAATGGTGGATAATTTTTTCTTCTACAAAAGCAATTCGAAGGAATATAGGATAATTTTGTCGATTATAGCCTGTGTTTTGGGATAATTTTGTCGATTAAGAGGGTCTCTATACTACTCAATTTTCTTTGTTTCGCTTATTTTACTTACCTTTGTGTTTAATAGAACCTGCCAAGCCTCTTAATAATGCTCAAATAGGTGGGTCTTTTTTGTTTGTGAGTGATATTTATTATCGAATTGAAATCATCCTTTTGGCAACAAATATTTTCTTATTTCGTTATATAATAGAGGAATGACAATCGTTCTCTGAAAAATATTTCTCTAAATATTTGATTTTGGACGAATGTTTGATTATCTTTGCAGTGAATTATGTTTGAACGATTTAAGATTATGGCAAAGCCAATTAAAGAGACTCCAGTATTGAAAGGTAAAGATGCAAAGCGTTTTACCGAGGAGGTTTATGTGGTTACTCCTGAGTCTAAAGAAGCCATTAAAAAGGCTAAGATCACATTTGAGAAATTTCAAAAAATAGCTGTATTCCCTATTTAGAATGGATATAACAGATTTAAGACTAATCAGACTTAGCTCTGAGGTAGAACAAAAGTCATTCACCTGTGTAGATGCAGATTTGAATGACTTTTTTGTTGATGATGCGTTGAACTACACCAACCAACTATTGGCTGTTACCTATATTCTCGAAACGGAAATTGATACGGTTGCCTATTTTAGTCTCCTTAATGATAAGATCTCGATTAAAGATCAAGGGCGTTCATGGAGAGATCGTTTTAATAAGAAGTTTCCTCATCGAAAAAGAATTAATAACTATCCGGCGGTAAAAATTGGTCGTTTAGCTGTTTCTGAGAATTATGCAAACTGTGGGATGGGAAGTCAGATACTTGAATTCATTAAGACATTGTTTACCAACAACAATAGAACAGGGTGTCGATTTATAACTGTGGATGCATATAGAGCAGCATTGCCATTTTATGAAAAGAACGGATTTAAGTACCTCACGGACAATGACCAGAACGAAGATACTCGTTTAATGTATTATGATCTCAAGAAATTTATAGAAGCATAACAATTTATAAGTTATTTGAATTCATATTTTTATCTACAAAAAATATTGAGTGATAATGTTGTATTGTCAGTATGTAGAGCATATATTTGACAATTATGCTCTCTATACAGATAAATTTACACCAAGGTGTTTGCTCTTTTAGACTAAAGAATGTCCTACTCTTAGTCAAAAAACTGGGGAGGAATTTTTCTTCTCTAATAGCAATTTGAAGGAGCTATAGATAATTTTGTTGATTAAGAGATGTCCATCTATGGTAAGTTTGTCAATGGTACAGTGTCGTATTTATAACAGGGCTCCAGGTTCGGTTCGTCAAAAGATCCTTGAAGATGATTTATATGGCTGTCTTTTAGTAATGTAAAAATATTGGTTACACTCAGGTTACGGTTAAATGTGATTCATAGTATCTGTTCCAATTCCCGTATCCGTTCCCTTAATTGCTGCCTTTTCAAATGGAGATTCGAAAGGTCGTATGGTGATGGCTGCCCTGTAAGTGCGTATTCATAGGATTTAATAACTTGATAGTCGGTGGAAGTCAGTTCTGTTTTCAAATGCTCAATCTCTGCCGCCACTTTTTCGGGAGAATTGTCTACTACCTCATAGTATCCGACAATTTGATATCCTTCGTCCCGATAGTGTAATTGCTGTGATTGGAATTCGGATAATAGTAACGGCTGCTGCTGTTCTTCTTCTACATATATCTTAAACCCATCGGCAACCATCAGATTAATTAATCCCCTATCTTCATCATCGGCATAGGTAGTAATGAGTTGTCCGTTATCAAGTTTAGCAAGTTGCATGATTACCAGAATTTAGAGATTAGAAATACAATAAAAGTAAATCCACAGTTATTGGTAGATGCATCGTCTGCCATCCATACATCAAAATAAGAACTTGTCCGTGTCATTGTACACCCGTATGCTCCCGTATTCTGTTCATTCGGTGCATCAGGCAGAATGAAAACATGGTAATCGGATGCTCCGTAGAGATAACTTGTATTTGAGAACGAAATTCGGTATCGCCCAGTCGATGTACGGGTACTGGTCAAATAACCTCCCATGTATGAAATCACCCAACTACTGAGTAATGACCCAGAGGAAGACACTCGTCCAGCACAAGTAAGCCCACACAAAACGTTATTAGACTTGAATGCTGAAGCGTCTCCCTGTAGAAACATTCCTGCTGTGGCAAATATAGAATTAAACTTATCTGTTCCACTACTGGTACTTTGCGAGGCAGAAATGTCGATATAGAGTCCGGTCTTGTATTTGCCTGTGTAGCTATTGGAGTAGGATTGATATATGTAGTTCTGTGCGATGGTTTCGGGCTGACTCCAGGGGAGTATCGGCACAGAGATACCTGCTCCTTCAGAACCTCGCTGTACAATACCGTTGTATATGGATATATTGGAAGTTGGGTGTTTTACCATCACACCAGATCCCTGTCCCATATAGATGGAGTCCGAGGTAGTTTTTATCTCGACAACAGGATAAGATTGCTTTCCATCGTAGAATGCCAACGCATTATTGTATTGCGTAATCTCGACTCGCTGACCAGAGGTGGCCGTTCTGAGATTCTTAACGCCCAAATTTTCGATATAGGCGAGTTCAGCCAATAAAATCCCTGTGGCCACACTCTGAAACTCGCCTCCGAACGCTTCCCAATTGGCAGCATTCCAAGCTCCGGACACTCCGTTTGTTCCTTTGTAGATGTAATAACTCGAACCATATTTAACCACATTTCGTTGATTGGCGGTGTTGAAATAGGTAGTTGTGGATGAGAATACTCCTCGATAAGTCAGTGTTTTGGCGGCATTGGATATGGCGGCATCGTACTTCTCGGTGTCATTCATGTCGTAAACGGTCGATGAACCCACATACCAAGTGACAGGAGCCGAGCCACCCGAAAGGTAATAGTGATTAATGGTCGAAAATGTTCCCAATGTGCCGCAGACTACTCTCCATAGATAGATTTCGTATTTCCCCGTTCCTGCCATCGGGGTCAGCGCAACCGTTGTTCCACCGTTACCGTAGGCGTTGTGAGCATTCCGCATTGTGTATCCGACAGGTATTTTAGCGATAATTCGGGATACAAAAACACCATTGGCACGAGTTTGAACTGCCTGCACATATCCGCCATGTTCTGGTGATGCCACCCCGTTGGTGGTTATCTGTAAGCAGAAATTAGAGGTCGTAGGGCAATCGGATGGTTTGGCTATTCGGGTAACAGTTACATTGCCATTACCTGTGTTGTTGTATATACCGCAACTGTTCGCCCCAACTAAAAACTCCGGATCACGAAAGACCATCCGACCCGTGATGGAGTCGCCAATCTCACCCTTGTCTCCTTTACCTCCGGCATCGCCTTTCTCACCACTGATTCTCACGGAGGCACTCCAGGAAGATGGTGCTGTGGCAGGTGGTACTACGACTCCGGTTCGCATCCAGAGGAATTGCCCTGCGGTAAGTGCCGGAGGAGCCGCAGTCCAACCCGATGTGGGAGCAATTGTCAAGGAGGTGTTTTTCGCAAAATTGTAAACAGTGTATTGTCCGTCTTTGCCATTCGTTCCATTTGAACCGTTGCTCCCATTTGTTCCGTTACTTCCGTCAATACCCGTAATTCGCACCGGAACACTCCATACACCTGCCAATCCTGTCGATCCGTTGACGGTTGCCTTGCTCATCCACCAAACACCTGTGGCAGTCGGAGCATCCACCCAACCGGACGGAACGGAGGCTGTTCCTGTGGGCTTGGCAGGTTGAGTGGACGAAGACTTGAACACATACGATGTCCAGTTCCCCGATGCCCCAGGATCGCCTTTTTCGGCAATATGAATGGTTATTTGTCCTCGTGCGATTACTGACATAATTACTTTTCTATTTCTACTGTGAAAGTGGCGGCCACCGAAACCTCATCACGGGTAACGGTGATGCTGCGTCCTGTTTTAATACCTGCCGTTCCCCAAGCGGTATCCTGGACACCCAGTTTATTAAACTTTCTCCATTTACAGGTGGCTCCGGTAAAGAACGAATCGGGAAGTAAAACACCGTTCTGCCAACACTGTGTGGTGAGCGTTGTGGAGATCAGACCACTTGTGAGTGTTGTCCCCTGCGGAGTGGTAATCTCCACCTGGTACGGATCGCTCATATCGGCAAATGAGATGATGTCGCTAACCGAGGTGTTGTAAGTTCCCGAAGCGGCATCTGTATCCTTAATCTCGCATTTGAATGACTCGAAGTTTAGAACCGCAGCTTCGGGAATCGTGATTTCGTTGGTCGTGTAGCCTGTGATCCCGCCTGCATTGGCAGAGGTAATCTCCGTCCAGGTTCCGCTGCCGAGTTTAAACCACTTGTAAGTAACGTTGGTGTTGTCAATCGTCGAACCCCGCCACATATCGCAGTGAGCTTTGAGCGTTGTCGAAACTCCATTTTTGAATACCGTACCCAGCGGAGCGTATGCAATCGCACAAATCAACTGTCCGGCATTGGTGGTCTTGGTGTAGGTGATGGAAGTTTTAGCCTTGGTTTCGGCAGAGGTGTCGGGATCGACATAAATAACTTCGCACTCCACCTGCAACTGATTGACCGAAGTCATATTGTTCTTAATCGTTAAGGCATAGGGCGAAGCAGTTCCTGCTGTTGCTCCATAGGTTGAGAGTGTGGTTGAACCATTGATTTTCCACACGGGAACTCCTTTCAGTCTTGCCACCTGATTGGTCGCAACACCCGTAACATAGACTTCAGGGGTGATCACCAAAAACGGCGAGACCGTCCAATTCGGAACATAGGAGCTGTTCTCTTTATTGAAAATCTGCGTGGTGGCTACATTGCTACCCAAATAGAGATTGATGGATTTGCCGTCCGATAAATCCACAATCGTAATCTGTCCTCTTGATATTACTGCCATTGTTAGTCGAGATTAAAGGTTGTACGAATTGCATCTACCATATCCAATCGTTCCCAACCGAAGAACTCCATACCGTCTTTAGTATAAGGTTGCCGTCCGAAGTGTCCATAAGATGCTGTCGGGAGATAGATCCGATTTTTGAGTCCGAATCGCTCTACGATAGCTGCTGGACGCAAATCAAAAAGTTCGGAGATTATCTCCGCAATCTCGGCATCGCTTAAAGCGACCTTTGCCGTATCGAATGTGTTTACCGAAATACTGACAGGCTCGGCAACGCCAATGGCATAAGCCAACTGTATCTGCACTTCATCGGCAACCCCTGCGGCCACAAGGTTCTTGGCTATATGGCGTGCCGCATACGCCGCCGAACGATCCACTTTCGAGGAATCCTTACCGGAAAACGCTCCACCGCCATGTGCCGCACGACCGCCGTAAGTATCCACGATGATTTTTCGCCCCGTAAGTCCCGTATCTCCTGCCGGCCCACCGATCACAAATCGTCCCGTTGGATTGACAAGCAGGCGATAGTCATCCTGGAACAGTTCGGCAAGTTGCGGATCTTTTGCTTTGACTCTCGGAATCAAGTGTTCCGAAATATCTTGCAGAATATCGTATGCTGAAACAGTATCATCATGTTGCGTGGAAATTACAATCGTATCTATGCGTAGTGGCTTGTCATACTCGTTATATTGAATGGTTACCTGACTTTTGGCATCGGGGCGCAGATAGTTCATTACATTACCTTCTTGGCGGATAGCATCCAGCTCCTGTAATAGTAAATGCGACAAAGCAAGTGTGGCAGGCATCAACTCTTTGGTCTCGTTGACGGCATAGCCGAACATGATACCCTGGTCGCCTGCACCTTGATCTTCTTGCTCTACTCCCTGCCGAATATTCGGTGATTGCTCATGAATGGCCGACAGCACTCCGCACGAATTTGCTTCAAATCCATACTCGGCATGAGTGTAGCCGATCTTGGTAATTGTTCTTCGGACTGTCTGCTGAATATCCACATAGGCATTGGATTTGACCTCTCCGGCAACTACTACCAATCCGGTAGTGCATAGCGTTTCGCAGGCTACTTTAGAATTGGAATCTTGACGCAAGAATTCGTCAAGGATCGCGTCAGATATTTGGTCGGCTACTTTATCGGGATGTCCTGCCGATACGGACTCAGAGGTGAAAAGATAGTTTTTCATTCTTCATTATTTTAATCGTTAATATTCACTTCACATTCAAATATCGCCTTGCGGTAAACATCCTCATCGCTGATTACGATTGTCCGTCCGACCCCTTCGTGCAGTTGATTCCAAACGACATCACCTTCAGGGTTATTCGATACCCGAAACCAATAGAAAGCATTGTCGGGAAGCGTATCGGTAATCTCCCGAACGCCTTTAAATACCTTTGCACGGAGCATCGTGGCAATGTCGCTGTTGATAAAGCTCGACCCATTGGAGGAGACCACTTGCACTTGATAGGCATCTTCGCCATCAAACACTTTGGTGATGGTGATAATGTCGTAATAGACTCTGCAGGCAAGGTAACGTAGTGTGAGCGTTCGTTTATCCCGCCATATCTCAGCATCGGGAGATAATTCAAACGTGAGTGATTGGCTGTCGGGAATTGTTACCCATTCCGCACCGTTCTTGAATTGCCATTCCCTTGCATCTTCTGGAGAAGTGATGCCGAGTTCAATAGCTGTAAGTGTAATAGTCGTAGGTTCGGGAATGTTGTCTTTATATCGGAATACCTGTTCTCCCTGCACCGAAACCGCACCTACAATCCAATCCTCTCCGGTATCCGGATTACGCTGAATAAGCCGTCCGCAGATATAGGCATTTTCCAATAATGCCCCATAGCCTTGCAACTGCCCGAACACGGGATGATTGATTTCCGAAAGATCGCCCAACTGAACTTTGATATTTTTCTGCTCAATTTTCTCACTCGAAACCTGGTCGATAACACGGATAAACTTATGCAGGCCATCGAGGTAGATGGAGCCTTGTCGCTTGGGATTGGTTTTATTGCCCTGGCGAGCCAATGTCATAAACCGCTCCGGAGCAATGCCGTTCAGCGGAATACAGTCGAATTGAGTCTCGTCAATAATGCCCGTCACCTCAAAATAGGCGGTTTTGAATCCGGTTGGGTTTCCGTCCTCGTCCTGCGTATAAAAAATGCCTCTTAGAATATCTTTATATTGGAAGTTGATGGTTACTTCACCCGGTTTCTCCTTGAGCGTAATCAGAAATATACCGTCTCCATCCTCCCACGCATCATCAATCACTCCGGCATCGGTCACCCAAAATTCGTTTCCGGTGGCGGTGATACGGTTGTATTTGAGTTCCGGCACTTCGAGGTATTCATCAATGCTCAGGTTCTTCATCCGGGCATTACCCTCCACACGCAGATCTCCGGTGATTGTACCTCCGGCTCTGTCGAACTTCTTTTCCAACTCACCCGGCAGACCATCTACCTCCTCCAACGGATGGATATGTTTCTCCGTTCCAATAGCCTTTTTCAGTTCCGCACCCGACACTTTGAGCGTAGCGTCAGGAACGGGCGAATCCACCACAAACTCGAACTGATCGAATCCGTGTTCGATTACCGACTTGGCACTTTGTAGGTCTTTAATGCGTACTCCACTCATTTCTTTATCAAATAGATGCGTGATATTAAGTAGAGATGTATTAACTTTGCAGAAACTTTGTCACAGATATATTTATGAATAAAAAATATTGATTATGAAACACATTGTAATAATTGGGGCTTGCGACTCAGGCAAGTCGTCTACCGTTGGGAGTATCATTGAGCAACTGAAGCCGCAAAATGTTTATGCCATTGATCTTAAAACAAGAACAAAGGAAAAGGTTGATAATTCGACTAAGCCTCACAATGGCACTTATGTCGTTGAAGTCAATGGTGTATTAATTCTTGTTTGCGCAGGTGCTCCTACCGAACAGGGATATTCCATTACTTTCATTATTGAAACAGTCCAAATCATTTTTAATGGAAAAATTGTATTTGCAATTGTTTCTAAGCGTCTTCGAGAAAGAGGGAATTACTCTACTTTAACAGAGTTAGTTGCTGTTTCAGAGTGCCTGCATATTGAACGGATCTCAAAGATTCAAGGAACAACCACTGAGACCTTAGCCTCTAATGCGGAATTTATCCAACGTGTTAAGCAATTGTGTGCTATCGTTTCAAAGAACATATAGTTACCCACCCAACACATCAATCTTAAAATTCTCTTTACCGAGAACATATACCAAATCTCTGCCCTTGGCCGTCAATTGACCGCTGAGGGCGATTTGTATATTCTGGGAACCACCGCCTGCCATCATGCCCTGCAACTTGGATAGCGGAGCAATCACTTCGGGGTCAATACTCGCATTTGGATTATCGCCCACCATAGCATAAGTCGGACCGTAGGCAAGACCACCCTTGGCAAGTTTCGGGGCATTCTTCTGAGCGTTTTTGTTGATGAGTGCCGTCATCACCGCAGCAGCGGCCACCATTGCCGCTCCGATGGCGATGGCTGCCCACGGATTGGCAAGCACCGACTTGAGAGCCATCTTAAAAGCAATAATCATCACACCAAACTCTATCAGCTGCGCTCCGATCTGCTTGAGAAAACTTGCCAGCTGTAAAAGGATTGTCTTCATCAATCCATCAAAACCCAAATCTCCGGCAATGATCTGCCCAATGGCTTCAGCAGCTGCTTCGATGCTCCCTGCAATAAAATTACTCAGCGATTCATCAAAACCTTTCATCACCTCGCTTACCTTATCCGACACAAAGGTAAGAGCCTCTGAAAACTTCCATCCTTTGGCCACCAGAGCCTCTGTATATTTACCGACAATGGCTTCGGTCTCCATAATGGAAGATTGCAATCCCGAACTTGTTGCTTCTGCCCAGCCATAAATACCCTCGGTTACCGTCCTGCGGATCTCCATCATCTGTTGCTGTGCCTTGGTAATGATCGGTTTGAGATCGGGTAGTTTAACCTCCAACTTAGGCATTATCAGCGATACTCCGGTTGGAGCTATCGGTTCAAGCGGTTTGCGGTTGAGTTGTTCGGGAGTAATATTTTGCAGATTCGACAGTTCCGTTTTCAGTTTCCCTATCTCGGCATTGGCGGCAGCAATGTCCTCTACGGTGGCATTCGGGAGTAGCTTTTTCTTTTCTAAATCTTCAATCTTGTTTTGCAGATCGGCGATAAGTCCTGTGCCACGAGTGGTTTCGGTATTGACACCCTTGAGGGCATTGGCCATATCATCGGCAATCTTTTTTGACTCCGCCTCGACACGCTGCCGTTCCTCATAGGCTTGCGTATTCCTGCGGATCGCTTCCGTCAAGGCTTCCTCCTCCATTTTGAGATTATCCCTGCGCTTGCCTTTATCCAAGGCGTAGGTCAGTTTGGAAATTGGAGAGTTGCCTTGCCACGGAGATTCTCGCTCGTTTACCTCCTGGAGACGCTTGTTTTCTTTGAGCCGTTTTTCGAGAGTACCGATGGAGAGTCCCTCGAACTTCTCGGTCATTTCGTTTAGCATCTCCTTCTTACGCTGATGGGCATAAAAGAATGCCGCACCAAGCGCCAACACAGCAGCTACTGCCAACCCTACCGGAGAGAGCAAGGCTGTAAATCCTGCTGAGAGCATCGGGAGCATACGGATAATACCCCCAATGCCGAGTGCCAACGGCCCGATAGCGGCAGCAATACCTGCGATGACCACAATCGTTTCACGCATCTGCGGATTCATGTTCTGAAGAACCGCTACCACCTGCGACAATGCTCCGGCTACTTTATTAACCACAGGCATCATCGTAGCACCGATCTGTTCCAAGAAATCTCCCCAAGAATTCTTGAGTTGTTGCAAAGCTCCGAGTCCCACTTTGGCCGCCGCCTCTGCTTGACCGCCGTATTGTCGCTCCAATTCAGTCAAGATAACAGTCTGAGCTTCTGCCAGACGATTGGTCTTGGCAAGCGAGTCGATCAGATTCTTCTGTTCTTCCGAGAACTGAATACCGCTTCGAGAGAGTGCCGATAGGTTTTTAACCGGATCATTTAACGCCTTACCCAACTGAATGGATGCCGATTTTAAGTCTCCGTCTAATACTGTTGCCAGGTCGAGAGCCACCGCCTGTGTCCGTTTAAAGTTCTCACCTGCAATATTGGTAAAGGTTAATAACTGTGCGGTGGAGTCATTCAAAATTGTCTCGTCTCCAAAGATGGTCTTGCCCTGCAACTGAGAGGCAAATGCTTTGAGTTGGTCAAAAGATAGTTTTGCCGCACCGGAGGTCGATTTGATCGCCTGCTGTACCTTGGCTTCCGCTTTAGCTTGAGTGTCGGCAAGAGAGAGTGAGACCGCCCCCAAAGCGGCAAGAGGAGCTGTCACTTTGAGCGACATCTCCTTACCGACCTTGTCCAACCGTTTGGTCAGTGATCCCAATCCTTTCTCAACCTGCTGCACCTTTTGTTGGAACTCATACGAATCCGCACCAATCTTGATCAGCAGGTCGGCTATTCTTCGACTCATCTATTACTTAATATCTGATTTATTCTCTCTTTTCTCTCTTCCATTGTTAGTTCCTGTGGAACATCCAAGTTCTCCTCCCATGGCAGAGGAAACATCTGCGTCATGGGCAGGCGATCTTTTGTGTCGAGTTGAATGCAGGTGGTAATCCACACCGCCCAACGTTCTCGTTCCCACGCCTGTTTGTTAAGACTCTGCTGCTGCTCGCTCCACCCGAACCACGCATAGATAAACTCGGCAGGAGTCAGTGCATTGAAATCATCGGGGCGTAACCCCATCTGCCCGACAGCAACGGCAAACCATTTTTCATAGGTTACTCGTTCTTGCTCTCCGTTGCTGTCGGCTGGGCGTTTCCCAATTCACCCAACTTATCCGTCAGCGGAATTACCGCTTCCATAAATATTTCGGAGATCTCAAGAATGAGTTTCGGGTTCTCATCAAACAGATCCCATACCTCATCTTCGGTATAGCGAATATCCGACTTGGATCGTCTCGCTCCCTCGTTAAGCCCCGAAACAGCGAGAGTTACAATGGAATCCAAGTTGCCGAGTGAGTTGGTTGTGGTTACTGTATCGTGGAAATCACCGTTCTGAAGTTTGGTGAATTCGTTGATGGCCTTTAACCCGAAATGGATCGGCAGGGCTTTGCCGTTTGCGATAATCTCTTTCATGCCTGCGGTGTTTTAGGGGTTGGAGTAAGGTTGCCGCTACCTGTGAGCGAATAGCTGTATGTGGCGTTGTCTCCGGCTGGTGCGCCAAGTGAGAATGATGTGATAAACGCCTTGCCTGAATAGGTTTTCGTTAGTCCGCCCATAGGAGATTTGATCACCACATCGACAATCTTTTTACTCAGTACGATACCGAGAATATCCTCTGAGGAGTGAGTGTTTTCAACACTATCATCAATCACCACCAACCCGTCACCATCGACCGACCAGGATATATCGCCCGGAGATTTTTCCTTGCCGTTGGTATCTTTGGTGCGTAGTTCTTTCAACTCCAAGTCCACTTTGAGTGTATGTGTGGTGGCGTGAAGCGTGGTCTTTTCATCCACCAACAAAATGATGTCTTCGCCCTGTATTACTTTCTTTTCCATATTTATATGATTCTGAATGTGAGTGTATAACCGTGAATATTATAATCGGGATAAAATCCATACTCGCCCGATTTATAGTAGCTGCGTTTGCTGTTGAGCTCCGCTCCCTCCAACGCCTTAATTACTTTGTGCTTGAGTTTTTCTACCTCCGACATTTTGGAATGGTAGACCGAGACATCAAAAGTGGTTGTGTATCCGGCTATGCCGTGTATGGTGCGGATCGGAACCTCCTCCGGCGTGGAATATGCCGCATAAGGCACAGGCGTTTCGGCATCAACCGCTCCGGCTTGTATCTTATCCATTAGTTCCGGAACTTCCTGCTCCAACAGAGCAATGAGTGCTGTTTTGAAATCTGTCATTTGATGGGTTTAAAATTCTTTGTTACAAATTTTTCAACTGCCGTAGCGAGTTCATCTCCGAAGATGGCAACCGTGCGTTCATTACTCTCCCGATAGGCTTGTTCCAGAAACGGACTTGGTTTAATCCCCTTGGTCTGCCTGACGAATACCTTCTGTCCTTGCTGATTTTCAAACACGAGCATCTTCCCTTTGCGAGATTTGCGAACATCCGATGTTCCCTCGTGGATAAACTTGCCGTAGTATTGGTTGATCGCACCTTTCTTTTTAGTTCGCTCAAAGACAGGTTTTACCGCAACCGACACCTCTGATTTGGAGGCTCGGCGATCTTTGAACCGCACTACACGAAGCATCTTTTTAAGTTTACCGCTTTTGACAGGCATTTTGCCCTTCGCAGACTGGAGCATCGGTTTGGCAGAACCTCTGAGTGCAGAGAGTAACATCCTCTTCTGCATATTATTAGGCAGCTCATCCAATATCGCTTTGGCCTCCTTGTAACCGTTAACCTTTATCTTCAGCATCGCTCTTGACGGTTTTTAGGTGTAGATACTTCCGGCGGCCTTCTTCATGCACCGAAGTGATTTTGAGTAGCTGTTCGTCCAATCGTACAAACATCCCGGACTTAATCTTATTAGAATATCGAATTGTGAATACTACCTCATTTTCGTGGACGATACGGCTGGCATAAATATTCTCCCGTCCGCCGCTTTCTGTCTTTTGAGCATAGAAAACACCCATCTCAACAAGCTCATTTGTCCGTTCGTTGTAATCATCCCGCTCCTGGGAATAAGCCAGTATCTCAATTCGGGTATCAAACATTGCCGTAGGGTGTTATGCGCCAGGGGAGCAGCAACTTCTCGACAGTAAGTGACAACTCCGAAACAGAACGCCCGACAATGTTGTCGGACTCGTTATCGTAGAGTGTTCCCAGAATTAAGAGAATAGCGGCCTTGATTGCTGGAGGAATGCTCTCGGAGGTGTATGCTGTGCGAATATCCCGATTGGTTATATCTTCAGCAACACCGAAAGCCATCTCTAACTTTTCAGCGATCAGCTCATCATCGTGCGAGGAGTCCCCGACACGAAGATGAGCCTTTGCCAACGCCAGTGATATGGGAAGCTCTGCCATTATGCCGATGCGTGAACCAGTTTTTTCACCGGATGCGTACCTGCGTCAAGCAATACACCATCCACACGGGCAAAACCGAACAAGCCGATGGATAGATACTCTGCCAAGAGTTCGTTCAAACGGATCACCCGGAAATTCTTGACCATACGGATTTTGAACTTCGAGAAGTCCCCGAACATCATTGAGGCATTACCCGCACCGATATTGGCCACATCATCATTGAGGATATAGCCCTTACCAAAGAGAGTCGGAGGTGTACCGTCTTTAGCACCCTCTTGCCAAATGTAACGTCCGGTGGTATCTTTGATCTTGACAAGCGACCACAGTGTTTCACGGTTGAACATGAATCGCCCGTTACGGGCATAGGCAGAGTCCACCGATTTCAATAGGTCGATAATATCGTCCAACTTGATGGCCGTTGCCGCAGGTGTCGC